CATTAAAAGAATCTTTTGTTCTTTAACTAAGAACGGTCTGTACTTGTAACTTTGTTTGGTTGAGTGTAATGTCAACTCATAAATCGGTGATTTGATTTTTGGTAAAGCCATGATATTTCTCCTTTAGAAATAATAAAAAATTAAATAAATGTTGCTTGTTGTATTGGACCAACAAAATTTGCATCCACTACTCTTGCCGGATCTCCAGGCAAATTAATATAACCCTGCGTAAAGTCCACAGTATGAAAACGATATGTCATTGTTACTGAAAATCGTTGATATGTGTTCGGTTCTTCCCAAGTCAAGTTCATTGGGCTAATTTGAATTGGATATGCATTATAAAGTGTGTATCTTGCAAGTTGTTTTCTCTCACCACTCACTTGAATAATTCTCACTTGTCCTGATGCATATTGATTGTAATACTTTGCAAGTCCTGCTCGACTTGCAACTCCGTTTTTAAGGTCTGTTTGATTGATAATGTTTTCTAGCCAAACCTCAAACATTACTCTTTCTCTAAAGTCTTCAGAGCAAATAATTTGTAAAGGCACATCTGCATAAGAAGTTTCATATGCGTATTTTGTTGTTGGACCATATGCTTGATCGTCACTTGTAGACACACTTCTTCCTGGCAATTCAGTTGCTTCACAACGAAAGCGAAAAGTTGAGTTAATGTCTTTTCCGTCAAATGAATTCCACCAATTTGGACCAGAAATATTCGCGCTACCTTCAACATTAAAAGTTTGTCCTGGTCGACCAGGATTTGTAAGCCCTGTTTTTGCTTTAGTTAAAAACGCACTTCTTAATTCTGGAGGCAAATCAACCTCCGCGTAAAACATATTAGGTCTTACGACTGAGAAGTTTGCTCTGAATTGGCTGATACTAAACATTTATGTTTTTCCTTAGATCATTGATCGACTGTCTGCCCAAATGCTTGCTTTATCTGATTTTTTAAATCTTTCAAGCGGCATGAACAATGCCATGTCCCACTCCGGTGCCCTAATTTCTAAAAACTGGGAGCGAATGTGATTGTTTAAGTATCGCTTAACAGTTGGTTTGAACGCACTATATTTAGATGCACTTTTCAGAATACGATAGGTTGCTAGAATCTTTGTTTTCTCATTGTACTTTTTATCAGTAGTGATACTGTATAATGCATCCATTAATTTTGCGCGAAGCATATATGGCAAGTAGTGAAAGTTGATGCCTAGAAAGCCATCGTTATAAGTCTCAATCGGAAAGATAAGTGGAAATGTGTCGTAGTATGGCAGATCAAGTTTGCCTTTTGGGTCATACTTAAACAAGTACATATATCCAGGCTTCATCTCTACAACTTTACGCTTTGGTTCAAACGAACGAATAATTTTGGATGGGGTAAGCGAAGCAACGCCTTCCGCTTGGGCTGCGGCATCTCTGTACCATTCTCTTGCGGCTTTGGTTCTGGCGGGTGTCATACCTGCTGAAACGCCGCGATAGATGAGTTCTTTAAATAATAGCATAAATTCCTACTGGTCTGCGATACATATATTTATGTCAATTGCTTCTCAGTAAGTAACTTAAATTCCCAATTTCTGTCTAAACAATACTCAGTTGCCGCTTTCCATTTCGCTTGATTGACGCCCCATGTCATTACTTCATTGAGGTATCTGCGCGTTGGTTTGCCAACAAGTCTTGAAGGTTCTCGCGTTTGTTTGTCAGGCTTTACTTCAATTAACGATGCGCGAATTGTGCCGTTTCTATCTTTGTAACGAATCCAAAAATCAACAAAATATCGATGCCAACGATTGTCAAGCGGAGACCTATAGGGCACGACTACTTCTTCAGAATTCCATTCTAAAATTGCTGAATTAGTATCGCAATACACCATGAATCTACGTTCAAGTAGACTGCGATATATGATACCTGTTGGATCACCCTTATATTTTTGAGGGTTTTTTGGTTTGAATCTACCTTTGTATGCCATTTTCAGATTATAAATAAGAGAGTTAATCTATAGGGATTTATATGGCAAGAACATCTTTCACACCAACCATTGACGGGGAGACTGCATTGTACCCTGAGGCTGGTTCGGGAATACAGGAAGCGTCCACCGAGGTAAGCGGGCATAACCGTTATAGTGCGGCTGGTTTAGTTCCAGGAACTGGAGTATGGCAATTTCCTATTGAGAATGATGCTTTTAACGTGCCTTTTCTACAATTCAAATTTCTTGATGCCTTTGGTAATATTTTCAATAATCAAAGGGCACCTATTATTTATCTGCGAATGCCTAATCAATTTAACATTTCTGGCTTCTCAGAGTACGCGAGAACAGATAATGTTTTTGGTGCAGGCAATCAACTACTTCAAAATGAAAATGCTTTAACACTCGGTAAAGCAAAACAAGAAGAAGGATTTGATTCTAGTTTAATTGCAAAGTATGGACTAAGTGCGTCTGAAGCATTTCAAACAGGTATTGCTAGGGCATTGGCTGGCGTTGAAGGCTTTCTTGCATCTGGTGGTATGAACAACATTTCACAATTTGAGTTTACTCAAAGACAAGCAATTAATCCATTTGCTCAGTTGTTATATAAAGGTCCGCAACATCGCAAGTATCAAATACCTGTTATCATGCGCCCGAGAACAAAACAAGAAGCAGACAACATCAAAAAAATTATTCATACTTTTAGAGTTGCTTCATCACCTTCAGTTCCTAACGTAAATGGTAATCTAAGATACACTACAATCAGCAAAGGAGCAAATACAATTGCTACAGGAATTGGCGAAGGTAGCACATTTACATTTGGCTATCCGCACCTCACACAGTTTGACGTAATATTTAAGACTGTAGAACAAGACATTAAAGTTTTTAGAAGCAAACCTTGTGTAATTGATTCTGTTTCAGTTGATTACGGTGGTCAGAAACTTACATTCTTTGAAGATGGCAACGTAACAGAAGCACAATTAACAATCCAGTTGACAGAGATTATTCCAAGAACACTTGGTGATGGTATGTCAGAAGCAAAAAATACTAACTTCTCAATGATATAAAATGTTTCAATTTTATCCTAAAATACTCTATCTCATTAACGACTTTGATTATCAAAAAGTTGTTGATCTAAACGTGTCTGCACAAATCACAGAGTTTGTGAAGAAGTTTAAAACCTCTCCTTCCGTTGGACAATTTATTGTTCGTGATGGAGAACGTCCTGAAGCACTTTCACAGCGATTGTATGGCACACCAAAATACGATTATCTTATCATGTTAATAAATGATATTGAAAGCATCTACGATGACTGGCCTCGAAATTCAGTAGCACTCAATAATTACATTACAAGTAAATATGGAAGTATTGGTGCGGCATCAGTATCAGGATATTGGTACACAGGTGATGGCGATCAAGTGGCAGAAGCGTATTGGAACACATTAACTAATGATCCTAAAAAATATGTCAAAACATTTTTTGAATACGAAGTAGATGTAAATGATGAAAAAGCAAAGATCGACATATTCGATATTCAAATTGCTATAAAATTTGAAACTGGTTTACAAGAATTATTTGATAATCTATAATGGCATACACATTTCCTAAACTTAATGTACCACGCGATCAATTTGGCTTTCAAATAGAGTCGGAGTCAACTACGCCGGATCACATTAAAGATACTTACATTTTATCTGCGCTCTTTATTACAATTAAAAACGGCAAAACTATTTCACTAGGCAATTCTTTTAATCGTCTTGAAGTATACGAAGACATTTTTAGTCCGTCAATTACAGGCAAGATAAGCGTTTATGATTATGTTGGTGGTATTGAAAAGTTTATGTTTACTGGCGGCGAAACAATCACATTGCGAGTAACCAAGCCAGGTGGATCAAACGAAACTCTTATTTCGCGTGACGATTTAATTGTTTATGAAATAGGTAAAATTCAATACGATAATGAAAATTCTATGACGTATGAATTGAGTTTCACATCAAAGTCTGCAATCGCATCACAAAAGAAAAGACTGTACAAAAGTTTTGGCGCAGACAAAGGACTGAGAAGTGTATTCTCTAAAATTTATTCTGACGTAAATGCAGTATCAAACATAAACGTCAATACAATTGATCCTGACATTAAAATGCAAAATCCATTTGTATGTCCTGGATATACTCCACTCGAAGCATTGTCTCAGTTGGCAAGACGTTCATGTGCATTGGGAGATTATTTTGTATTCTACGAAAAACTAAACGGAAGAAATGCCTCAGATTTTAAGCATGTGTTTATTTCATTGGGATCACTCAAAGAGTTTTGGAACAATGCAGACAAGTTGCAGAAACTTGTATATCAACCATCTCAAGATTATCTAAATCGCGAAACAAACGCATTCATTCAAATTAAAAGTTTTTTGATTGAGAACAACTTTCAACATTTAGAACGAATGCAAACTGGATTCTACAATTCAAACATTCGCCAGATCGATCCATATAGCCGAAAATATACTGATTCAAAAATCAGTTACAAAGACATGGCACTTGATACAGATTTTTATACCAATCGCATTTTAGAAAACAATAACGAATTTTTAAAATATGATGATACTTACCCAGAATTTCCTGGCGAAAGATTGATTGTGAAGCCAAAAAATGATATAGTATTAGATAAGGCGAATTGGATCAAATATGACACTTATGGTGGGCTTCTAAATAGTGGGTTACGAGTACTTGCAGATATACCTGGCGCGGATAATCGCATTAGCGTTGGCTATGCAGTTGAATTAGCATTGCCAAGTAAGGTAGCAAAAGCGCAAAACTTAGAGCAAAGTTTTGTTGCTGAAGATGAATTTTACTCAGGAAAATATCTAGTAACAGCAGTACGTCACATATTTACTAAAGATACTTATATCAAGAAAATAGAACTAAGCCGCGGCTCACTCAAGATTAATCTTGATAGACGCATCGAACAAACGAGTTAAAAATGAAACTATCATTCTCAGAATACGTTTATAAAAAAGAATATGAGTCAAGAGTACCTCTTGAAGAAAAACTCATTCTTTACAACAATGGCGCAAAGTATGGGCAAGTTGTATTCCTTGCTGGCGGTGCTGGTTCGGGTAAAGGTTTTGCCATTAGCAATTTTATGCAAGGCGAAGATTTTAAGATTCGTGATGTAGATGAATTAAAGATTGCATTTCAAAAACTTGATGATCTAGGTA